TAACCAATACCTGCATAGTTCTTGTGCAAGGGTCTACCTTCAGGATGTTGACCGCCTTGGGTATTGTAAGAAGTTTGAACCCATTCTGATGGATCGCCCCAGTGACCAAGTGCCAAAGTCTCAGCGTCAATAACGATGACGTTATCAACTACTCCGTTTGTGATGTGTGCGTAATGTGCCATGTTTACTCCTTTAAAAAGTTACTGTACCTGAGCCTGTCCAGACATAAATCTGGTATCCATTATTGTAATAAACCTGTGGTGTATTTGATCCTCCAAATGATGCAGGAGGGGCGCAGTTAGCAGGATAGCGAATGATTACGATACCAGAGCCACCATTGCCACCACCAGCACTTGCTCCATTTGAGTTTCCACCACCGCCAGAACCTGTGTTCGCTAAAGCATCATTGCCTCTGCCTTGTCCTGTGTTACCAACTCCTGCGCCATTACCACCACCTGCCGCACCTAGTCCACCAGCGTTTGTAGTTGAGTTAACTCCTCCTCCACCGCCACCAGCATATTGCACAGGAAAACCAGTAATACTAGAAACAGTTCCAGTTCCACCATTACCTCCAGCAGATGCAGTAGCAGTAGCACCGCTTGCATTTAGACCAATAGAACCTGATCCACCGCCTCCGCCTCCGTTGTAGTATGTACCTGCATTTGAACCAGTACCACCTGCATAACCTTGTCCACTTGTTCCTGTTCCACCTGCGGATGGAGTTATTCCACCTCCTCCGCCACCAGAACCCCCGTTGCCACCAGCAGAGGATTGATATGCGCCATATCCACCACCAGTTGCAGTTATAGTAGTTCCTCCTGCTAAAACAGAGTTTTGTCCTTGTGTTCCGTTGTTAGAACCTGACGCACCACCAGCACCGCCTCCTCCAACAGTAATCGTAATAGCAGAGCCTTGAGTAACCGCATATCCTGTTGCAGTCAATAAGCCACCAGCTCCCCCGCCTCCGCCATTAGATGCGCCTCCACCACCACCTCCAGCAACAACCAAATACTCTACTGTTGAAGTAGTTAATCCTGTTAAAGGGTTTAATGTTGCAGTAAGAATTCCACCGATTAAAGATTGACTCATTCTTATTCCTTAAAAGGTCACTGTTCCAGAACCAGTCCAAGTGTACACACGATTCTTGTATCCTAGACCTGTTGCAAATGGGGATAGTTGGTTCCAAGTAGGAGTGCTAACTAAAGTGGGGGCAAATGAATTTGTTGAAGAATCCAAATAGCCATCAGGAGAAACTGTAGTCAACAATAATTGTGTTCCGCTTATTGGCGTTAATGGCGCTGTTAATGGCGTAAAATTAGTTGTATAAACAGCAGTTCCAGTAATGTACCTAAAATTAGATACATAACCATTTGTATAATAATTGCTTGTGTAGTCTCCAAGTCTACCCAATGTCATTGGAGTAGAACCAGAATTTACTGATCCAACAACAGCCGCTGTACCTGTTGATACGCCGTTTACATATACAGTTAATGTTGTACTACTTCTTACAAAAGCAATATGATACCAAGTGTTAAGACTCATTGTTGTTGATGTTGTAACGGTATATGCAATCGCAGCAACATAAACTTCAGCAAGAATTACATTGCTACTATTTGTTCCAATATCAAATGACCATGTGGTTGCAGTTAAAGATGAATTGACTTGCGCTGCAAAAGTTTGGCTTCCAGATGTATTCTTGTACACCCACATTTCAATAGTAAAATTATTTGATCCAAGATTGAATGCTGAATTTGATGGATAAGTTACTGCGCTTGAACCGTTTAAATACAAACTACCACTACCACTTGTAGAAGCAGAATATGTTCCTGTTAATGCTGATGGTGCGTTATAAGTGTCTGGGTATGAAATGATGCAGATGCCTGAACCACCGTTGGCTCCTGCTGTACTTCCACTAGCGGCAATAGAACCACCACCCCCACCGCCTGTGTTTGCTGTGCCAGCCGTAGGAGCAGAACCACCTGAGTACTGACCATTTCCTCCACCACCTGCGCCGCCAATACCTTGATTCCCACTTCCTCCGTCAGTACCACCACCTCCACCACCAGCGTATGCAGTAACAGTACCAGAGATAGATGATGCTATGCCAGCACCACCGTTGCCACCAATTTTTGTAGCAACCCCATCTAATCCTATTGTTCCAGCACCTCCACCTCCACCCCCAACATAGCCAGTAGTACCAGCTCCACCAGCATTACCTTGCCCATAAGTTCCTACTCCTCCGAGTCGAGAGCCAGCATAATTACTTCCACCACCTCCAGAACCACCAGATAATCCTTCGGAACTTGAAGAAGCCGCACTTCCTCCTCCTCCACCTCCAGATCCTGTAATACTTCCAAAAACAGAATTAGCGCCTGTAACTCCGGGATTGTGTCCACCAGCCCCGCCAGCACCACCACCACCAACTGTTACGGTAATTGCAGAACCAGTAGTTACATTAGAAATACCTTGAATCAATCCACCAGCACCTCCACCTCCAGTGCCATCACCGCCAGTATCTCCACCCCCACCTCCACCACCTGCTACAACAAGGTATTCAACTGCGGGGGTTGCTACAGCATTGTTAAATGGCGCTTGTGCAGACATAGCTATTGAACCACTATTGGTAATAGAATATGCGTTGGTTGAGTTATCAACAATGGTTGAATTCTGTAATGATAAAAAAACTGTATTTGCAGTTGCAGTAAATGGCGCTGTTGGTACAGAAGTTACTGTAAGAACCGTATTGGATATTCTTATGTTACTCATGTATCCAGTAAATGGACTTGAAGCCCAAGCCGCATTTAAGTCTCCTATAGATAAAGCTGCATTTGGTACGCTACCAGTATGAGCTGTGCTTCCTATTGAAGAACCATTAACGTAAAGATTAAGTGTTGAACCGTTGTAAGTAGCCGCAACATAATTCCAAGCGTTTCTAATTACTGTGCCGCCCTTAACAAAATCAGCTCCAGATTGGAATATCCAATTTGTATCAACGCCAACAAAAACACTATTGGAGCCGCCACCAGAAACGCCTTGAGCAACCATGTACTGAGTTACTCCAGCACCTGTTATATAAACAAAAAACTCAATTGTGTAAGAACCTGTTGGAATAATTTGAGTTGAGCTTGTTACTAAAGTTTTGGAGCCATTAAAAGGGGCGCCATAATTAGGCACAGGGCCACTCCAGCCCTTTTGCACCAAGCCATACAGTTGATCTCTAAGTTTAAATATTCCTGTTGCCATTTGTTAACCTTAGAATGTGATTGTTCCACTAGCTTTAAAAACGTAGATGTTCCAACCTAGTGTTTGATAGAAAGCAGGAGAACCTGTTGTGGATGCTGCTTGCGCTAGATAAGATGGGTATCTGATGACTACAATTCCAGAACCGCCTGAGCCACCAATGGTTGTAGCTGAATGACATCCACCTCCGCCACCTCCGCCTGTGTTTGCTAATCCACCTTGAGGTTGTACAATTGGGCCATTGTAATCAGCGGCAGCATTACCTCCACCACCACCACCACCTATGCCTACATAATAAGTGTAATTGGCGTTCATGGCTCCTGCGCCACCACCAGCATATTGTTTGGGTGTTCCTGTAATTGATGAAACTATTCCTGTGCCACCATTGCCGGGAAGTCCGGGTTGTGGAATCGCAGTTGCAGCACCTCCAACAGAACCAGCACCACCACCACCTTGACCACCACCATTTAATGATCCAATGGTAACAGAATTATTTCCTTGTCCTGCTACGCCTGTTCCACCATTTTGATTTGCGCCACCACCACCGCCAGAACCTCCATTACCACCAGTATTAGTTCCACCACCCCCATAACCACCACCTGTAGTAGTTATTGAACCAAATACAGAACTTGAGCCTTGCGCCCCACTATTATTTATTCCCGATCCACCAGCACCACCACCTCCAATTGTGACGGTAATACTTGAACCCAAAGTGATAGCATAACCAGTAGCTGTAAGTAAGCCACCAGCTCCGCCACCGCCACCGTAGTAATTACCTCCACCGCCACCACCTCCAGCGACAACAAGATATTCTACCGTTGTTACAGGATAATTTAGCCCATTGTATTGAGCGGAGATAACGCCACCAATATGAGTCATCGACATTAGATGCCCCTAATTAGGTGATAGATTCGATAGATGCTGTTATTTGGATTGCTGCACCAGTACCGGGTGTAACGCCAACTGATTGGTATTGTGTTACATAGAAAGCGGTAGTCTTATCAACCAAAATAACAGAAGCATTTGGTGGAACAGTTACTTGATAAGCAATGTAATGAGGTGTGCCACTGTTGTAAGTGGGATTGTCAGAAATTGCCAAAGTAACTGTAGCAGCAGAACTTGTAACATTACAAGCCACCACATTGTCCACTTTAATGACTGTGCCAGATGCAGGCGTCAAGCCTGTCAAAGATACAGTACCGCTTGTTGATACGTCAGCGTATGTCCATGCAACGCTAACAGTTGCAGTAGTAGGCGGAGTTACATAGGCCGTTGAGCCGTAAATCTGCGTGACGTTAACTATATTTGGATTTGCCATTTAAAAACTCCTTAGAAGCCAAAAACAAGCGCCATAGCCACGGCCTTGCCTACGTTTGTGAGGGAACCCGAAGTTGGGAATGTGACGGAAGTATTCGCAGTTAGTGTAATACCAAGAGTGTAATTACCTGTGAATGTGATCGTATTATTTGCGCCATTGGCTACACCTGTACCGCCGTTGGCTGGAGATACCGTACCTGTAACAACCGATGAAACAGCCTTGGCATAATCAGCAGTTACCGTGTTGTAGTAGACAATACAAGTCTCACCAGCAGCTATTGATACACCTGTACCGCCAGACTTTTTGATCGTAATTGCATACCCGCCAGTTGTGCCGTTGGTGATAATGAAAGAACGACTGGATGTGGGAGCTGTAATTGTCCTTGCCGCTGTTCTAGCGCCTGAACAATTTAAAATGTAATACTGTGCAATTCCAGTTGAAGTGCTAGTTGTTACTGTAGACGTAAAGCTTGAGCCACTTGAACCATTAGAAACACTTAAAGCTACATCACCATCATAGGTAATGTTGTTTGTACCAGCAACAGAAACTTCTACAAGGATCGTTGTTCCAAGGTTAATATCGTCACCCCATACCCCGGGTTCAGAGCCTGTGGTTGGCTGGTTTAAGCCCAGCAACGTCGTATTTGTATATGCCATTTAACGCTCCTAGATTGTAGAAATCAACGTCCAAGACGCGGTTTCTGAATTATCAATATTTTGCCACGAAGCTGACTGACTGTCATCAATTAACTCCCAGTATTTGTGACCATCCACCGTGGTCGCCAAAGTCATTGTTTCCGTGTCACTCTCGTTGTACGCTGTTATAGCCGCAATCTGTTCAGAAATCGTGACATATTCCGTCACCGCTCCTTGTGTTGTCCACGCTACTGTCTCTGTCTCTGTTAACGTAGCAGTCTCAGTCCTGTCTGCGTTGTAAGTCGTTGCCGCTGCATCCGTCTCAGCAATCGTCATTGCCTCGGTTCTATCAGCGTTGAAGTAAGTGCCAACCGCCTGACTATCCGCCGCTGTCATGGCCTCCGTTCTAGAGACGGCCATCGTCAACGCAACCGCTTCACTTTCTGATACCGTCATGGCCTCCGACTGGGAAACCGCCATTGTCAACGCTACTGACTCACTTTCAGAAACTGTCAAGGGCTCCGTGACAGACCCCGTATAAACAACTCCTACACCTTCAGACTCAGATATTGTAGCCGCCTCACTTACCGATGCTGCTATTGTCAAAACAACTGTCTCGGCATCAGTCATGGGAATAACACCGCCCCAAGCTCCTGATCCCCACGCTCCTGATCCCCACGCAACCGCCGTATTTAACGACTCCGTAATTGATACAACAAACGCTTGTGTACTGTCTTGGGTGTCGGCAACTGTCAGTGTCTCAGTGACGCTATCGCTAAAGGCAGTTATACCGCCCCAGCCACCAGCACCCCAATTACCGTCGCCCCAAGCGTTAGACATATCACTGTAGTGTTGCGGTGTAGGTCACAGCGATTGTATCGCCTGAGACCACAGATTTGTCACTAGAGAAATTTCCAGCAGAAAATAATGTATTACTTGTGTTATCAATTGCAGAACTACCGCCAATATTGATAAAACAACCAGACACCGTACCTGAACTTGTCATTGCAAAAGACACAGCAGAAGAAGTGGTTTTTGTACTGACAGAAGAAGCTGAAGTGGCCGCACTGAATGTAGGTGATTTACGTGTGCCGGAATAGGTAGGTGCGTTAGCTCCGCCCACTTCCAACCAAGGTGAGTGAGATGCTTGAGTATTTGCTGCAACCGCAGTACCCGTACCTTTTAATCCCATGTAAACAGCGCCAGCGGCTGTATTACCAAGGATGGTGTCCAGAGTTAGGTTTCTACCTAAGTCAGTCACAACATTGTGAATATCGTCTTCCCATTTGACGTTGCCAGCGGCATCGTAGCAAACAGCATGGTAATGACCCTCGATACCCATTGAGTCGTTGGGCTGTGTGTTGTAACTTGTTACAGCTTCACATTTGTCAGTTGCTGATACTTTATCTTTCATGGTTGCTCCTTATGCAATTCGTAATATGGCACTAGAGGCCACAGCGGTTGGAAATTGAATCGTGAATGAGTTGGTACAGGTCTTATCCGCACCAAAGTCAAGAATACAAACAGATGCGTTACTTTGACTTGCATTGTAAATCATAGCGCCCCGAGCTGTAAACGCCGCAGGAGACCACAATACATTATTAAACGACCAATAAGCAGTTGTACTATTGGTGGTAGATGTTGGAGTTACAGAAATTACAAGCTGTTGCCCACCTTGTGTATAACCTGAACCAGTAGGTAATTCACCAACCATACCTGATACATACTGCGTAGTTGATGCGCTTAAGTCAGCGTTTGCTGTGAACAAAGCAATGTAGAACGTATTGGGACTGGTTGGCCCAAAGTTATGCAAACCTTGAGCTAACTGAACTTTAAAGCTGGTCGTAGCCGTTTGATATAAAGACATCAGGTAACCGCCTGTCTAAATTGACCAGAACGGTAAGCGTCTTGACGCTCCAGACCATCTCCAAGACGTTTGGCAAGAGCTAGAGCTTCTTGGTATTTACCATTGTATAAAGACATCATGTCTTGCTCACCCTTCATAAAAGTATAAGCTTCGACCAAGGAACCATACAATAGCACACTATCAAAGTTATCACCAAGCCAAGTCGTACCGCTGGAGGCGGTTGTAATAGACTCAGGATAATAGTAATAATGCAACTCAGCATAATAGGCAGTATCAGGTGTAGGTCCAAGGATGAATGTAAGCTCATTGGTGATTGTTGCGCCTGAAACTGATGGACCAAACAAAGCATAATATTGAGGTACACCAGTAGCAGTAGGGCCAGGATATGCTTGTCTAATAAAGTTAACATCTTTGTTAAGCAAGTATAAAAAATCACTTTGAAAACTCATTGCACCAGATACCGTACCACTGTTAACAACAGACAGAGTAATAGTTGTACCTGATATAGCTACTACATACGCACCTGTACCAATACCTGTACCTGTTACATATTGTTGCACTGCTATTCCTGTAGCGCTTGATACCGTGATGGTATACAAACCTGCTGTACCTGTAGCCGTAGGGGTAGCTATGTTATAAACAGCCAAAGAATATGATGCAAGAAAATCTAATGGGCAACTTAAATATTTATTACCTGCAGTCAAAACCCCCGTCACATTTTTACGCAAAGACGGGAACTGAATAGAGTTATAAATACGCTGTTCAGCTTGAGAGATAAAGACAGGCAAATCCGCTACGAAAGTAGTTTCGTAGTTTTGGGTGTAATCCTTAATCGCTGTCCTTAAATCCGTATAGTTCATGTTTAACCCATTGGCCCTCTAGACATCAAACCTTTAGTAGCACACCCAGTACCACGCATTTTAATTCCAGTCGTTTTAGGAGCTGGGTAATCATTACTGCGAGAATTGGCAACTGAAACATTAGCATTACGCAAATATTCTTTGTTGTTAGCTACGCCAGCTTCTTGAATAGGAGCAGGTTTACCAGTCATAGTGTGAGGGACAGCATAAGTCATGGCATCGCCAACTTCTTTACCGCCAATTTTTTTACTGAATGTAGCCATCTTAACCACCTCTTCCTGTACGGCGTTGGTTAGCAACTTTAGCTAAGTTACGACCCATTTTGAGCATCTGCATATTGGTTTTACCACCAGCAGCCAGCTTTAGCATCGTGCCTTTGCCGCCCTTGTGCTCTTGCATGTCATGCTGTTTAAAAGCCTTCTTGATGAGGGCTTTATCTTGTTTCATGTCTTCTTTATCCATCATTAACTCCTACGTTGTAGATATTGTAACTGTACCAACTTGCACCTCGGGCATCAAGTAGTTTGGCGTTAAAGTCGTATCAAACTGACTCGCCCCACCTACAGGATTCCACCCCCATTGAAACGTACGGCTACCTTCACCTTGATAGCCATCTGCTAATAACCCAGAAGCCTGATAGCTTCTGTCTGGTCTTGGATCTCTCAAACCTTGTGGATCATCTACAGGAAACATACCTAGTTGCAACTGAGGCTGATCTGGATCCCAGCAAGACGGACAAACCAACAAGTTATAAATCTTGGTCTTAATAATCTCTTTTCTAAGAACCGTTAACTTATACCTGTATCCACACCGATCACATTCGGCAATTGCATTCCTGCCAGATGCATACTTATTACCCATTATGTCCCCATAATGTACTGTTGACGAGGAACAAATCTCTGCGCCGCTGTCTCTCTATCCTCACCAGCCGCTAATTCCCATGCTTCATCATATTGGGCTTTTAAGATTGGAAGACGATTAACGCCGTCCGGAGTCTTAATCCCAATGTAATAAGCCAAACCTGCGATCATGCAGGGTATAAATCTAAATGGTATGTCCATTACATTGACACCACCGCCCGCATCTTGCGTACGGCGTAGTCTCCAATAGACAAATTGATACTGCTGCGACCCGTCAGGAGTAGGCCAAACAGTGAAAGCTGGAAGATTCTGGTAATTAATCAACGTCCCAACTGCATGAGAAGCTGCTGTAGTATTGTTTTGTCCACGGAAACAGTTCCCTAATTGGTTACCGCTTATGTATCCGTAGTTAATTGTTTCATCTTGTATTCTAATAAACCCAGTTGAGGGAAGCCCTACAGTGGAAGAAAGAGTAAGAGTTGTATCTGTAGCATTAATAGCCGTTGTCAGAGTAGCTGTGGTAGCGTACTGCTGTCCATCCATGCGTTGAACCCACACTTGAATGGGTCTGGCTTGGGTTAACTTGTTGGGTAATGTGGCGTAGGTAGAAACACTAATACGGGTAATGGTTAAATCTGATTGATTTGATGTGCTATTGGCGTTTGTACGGATCACATGCTCAATCAGATCTACCGTGTCATTAGGCAAAGCGTAGGTATTTAAACCTTGCACAAGATTAATAACCCCAGAATCAATCGTCCACATATTGATACCACGGTTTGCCCAGTCAGCAAACATGATATTAAGGCTACGGCGAGCACTTCTGAGGTCATATCCAGTCCTCATCTCAGAACCCACACGTTCAAAAGCCTCCTCGACGATCTCAGAAAGGTCTAAATTAAACGACGATGATCCTGATGTATTTGCCATTATCTAAATCCTGCCGTTTTCTTTGCAATTGTTTTAGGTTGCGCCACAAATTGTTTACCTGCTGCTTTCCCCGCACGTTTAGCACGGGTAGTTGCCGCATATTCTGAAGGAGATAAAGACTTAATCGCTGCCTCTGGGAGATACCTCTCACCTGTTTTACTAGACGGCTTCCCACTCTTGGTACGCCACTTCTGGTCGCCCCAGTTTTTAAGTGACTGCTGGGGCGCTTTCAATCTCTATATCCTCCACCTGCCGCTTTATATCTCTTAGCTACAAGCTGTGCTTTACGTGCTGACCATTGACCAGCACCTGTACCTTGTGTAGCTGCAGCTTTTACTTGAGACACAATCCGCTTACGCAGACTTGGCTTGGTGTAATTACCCGCCGCATTCACTTTGCCGCCTTCAGCATACTGAGTAAAATCTGTGTCATCACGGCGTGCTTTACTCATTCCTTTTGGCATCTTAGAGGGCATCACAGCGCCCATTCCTCTAGACGGCATCATAATTTAACACACCTTTCCACGAGTTTTACCTCGTTGAGCTATGCCATCTGCACGGCTAGAAACGGTCATACCACCTTTTTTGTAATTATCTGAATTGGCATAAGACATAGCACGTTGGCGTACATCTTCGCCAATATTCTCGTTACTGCCAGATTTAATACCACCTTCAGGAATACTAACTTCTGTTTCTTTTTTAGCTTTAAAAGAAGACTTAGTAGGTTTTGAATCCAAGTCTCCTTTAGCAATACGTGCTTTAGATTCTTCAGTAAGCTCAACTTTGTCTTTAGGTGTAGCCATTTTTTCAGCCAAAGCACCTAAACCAGATTTATCAACAAGTTTTTTACCTACGCCTGTTTTTTCATCTATGTACTTACCAAGCTCATATCCACCTTCTAGAGCGACTCCAGCAGCCCCTGCACGACCGCCAGTACGAGTAACGGCTCTACCACCAGCTTCTTGCTGTTGTAAACGGTTATAGGCTCTTTCAGCAGGTGCGTCTAAACCTTTTTTAATCCTAGCATTATCAGCAGACTGCGACGCTACTACATTTTCTTTAGGATGAGGTAAGTAACTTTTAGCATTGGTCTGATTGGGGGAACGGTAGGTATACCCTTCCTTCTCAGGCTTGTTTAATTTAGGTTTTAAATCTTCAAGAGCCATGATTCACCTCAATACATTTTGCCGCGAGTACGGCCTTTACTTGCGATACCATCACCACGTTTAGATGCTGATGAACGAGCTGATCCGCCTGAAGCCAGTTTCATTGGTTTGCTTTTGGCTTTGATTGATCCACCTTTTTTATATCCAATAGCACCACCAGTAGTATCTGCTTCACTAAGTTCTTTCTTCAATAAACCTTTTTCCATGAGTTTATCTTTGATTAAATCTTTAGCAGATTTACCAAATTTAGATGCTTCTTTAGGACCTGCCGTCCACATATTTGGATTAGTAACTGCACTACGATCAGCCGCTTTTAAAGCATCAAAAGCTTTTTTAGCTTTATAAGCTCCAGCTCCTACTCCAGCTACCCCAGCTCCTACTCCAAGACCTTGCATGATTTTTCCTAGTTCACTAGGATTATCTACAGGTTCACCACCTTGAACAGTTGGGCCACCTCCAGGAATATTTCCAGGACCTACTGGCCTTGCCCCTTGAACCATTCTTACAGGCCCTTGAGTAGCTCTACCTTGAGTGTTACCTGGTACATATATATCAGGACTATTAGCGTCTAAACCTTGACTCGCATTAGAGGGTTTATTGGTTCTAACAGGAGTCCTATTACTTGAGTTATTAATAGTTCTCTCATTTGAATAAGAATACTTATCAAGGCTAGGAGTTCTACCAAGAGGCTCCATAAAGGAATCTTCAGCGCGAGGAGAAACATCATCCGCACGCCCATAGGATTCAAAAGAACCGCTGCGATCCTCTACAGGAGCTTCACCGCCACCCTGTTTCCTGCTCATCAATAAGCCCAATGCCCCAAGAGCAGCAAGCCCTGCTAGATTCTTTGCCATGATTAGCTCCTAATTAACAGGCTTTCCCGCCCTTTTTCATACCGAGAGGTTTGCTACCAGCCATTTTTGGCATCATGCCTTTAGTTTTGCCTTTAGTAGCAATGCCATCTTTGCTGGGGGCAGCAGTTTTGACTGAACCCATTTTTGCGGAAGTTATTCCACCGCTTGCCATTTTACTCATACCTTTTTTCTTAGCCATCATTGCCATGAAGCCAGGATTCATTTTTGTAGCCATAGTAACACCACCCTTTTTCATAATAGCCATTTCACCGTGATTGGTCTTAGGACTATTGATTGATTGAATATCAGCACGACTCCCTGAGCCTTTACCGAAGCTTTTTCCTTTATCTGCTGTTGCAAAATCTTTACCAACAGATTGGGGAACTCCTGCTTTCTTGGCAAACGACGGGTTGTGAGCCACCGCTTCCATGAAATTATGTTGTTTAAGCGATGTGCTAGGCATTACTTTCTCCAGCCTTTAACCGTATCGGTTTCCCATATACGCAAGCACAGCCAAACAATAGTCAGTAGACCACCAACAAGCCCCACCACAGGCGGAAACCACTCCATGAACCCACCTAGTCCTACGACTACTGCGGCTCCATCGGTCATTACTTTAACATCATGGTTGTCCATTTAGCACTTCCATGCCCGCAGGCTTTTGTTGATCCTTGAATTTGGATCATTTGCAGTTTTGGGTGATGTCAGTTTTGCTTTCATCCCTGACATTCTTGCGCAGAAAGACTTCTTCCTTGATCCGCCCTCGGGTTGGGGAGGCTTTAAATTCATCCCCTCCTTCTTTGCGGATGCCCGACCCTTGGCGTTTAAGCCGCCTTTCGGATTCTTCCCTTCTTTGCGTTGCCATGCTGGTGACTTAGCCATAGAACACCGTGATTCCTGTAATGGAACCTGCGCTTAATGTTAAATACAGCCCAGTAGACGCCAAAATACCTTCTCCGG